TTAAATTGAAAGGCTATATTTACGGAATACCATGATGATTTTGAACAATAGAGTTGATGAAAATATCTTAAATATCAAACTGTGCACAGGATTAATTATCAATTTGGAACCTAGAATTGTAGCTTCTAATTTATGAGTAGGATCAATCACATATGCACTTAATGAGACCAGTTGCTCAATAGATTTGTAATAGCCAAAAATGCAAAGCAGCACTGGTATACCGACAACGAGAATAGCAAGTGGTCTGAAAAGACTTGTTCCATGAATAGATATTAAAGATGATAATTTCAAAACAAACCAGTTTGATAAAGTCATTATAAAACCAGAAATTTTATTTTTATGATTCATTTTTTCAATTACTGGCAAATTTCTATTTCTACAAATCCCTAACAAATCACATAAAATGGTCAAAAAATAACTCATGTAAGTAGTTAATCGCAAACTCAAAACAGACAATGTAGTATCATATTCTTTCCTCCTGAAGAATAGAAAATTATCAACATCTTTATTTTTTTGGCTGATGCTTTTAAGCTGTCTATAAACTGATTGTTTCTGCTCAAATTCTAATGATGGGATTTTCCTATAATTGTTATGGCTTATTTCTATATCGAACGGCCAAGTTACACCCTCCGTTAATAGATCGTCTATTCTACAATTTATAAAATCAACTTCTGTTTTAGTCAAATCACAATTTGATATTACAAAACAACTTAAAACCGACTGATGAAGTACAAAACGTTTGATAGATGCATAGCTTGCATTCTTTATAATAAATTGAGTTGCCTTACTATCCATTACATATGCAACTTGTAATTGCTCCGTAATATTAGAATCTTGCAAATCAATATTAATGTTTTTTAGCCCCTTTGTTCGACCATCAAAATAAAGCGTCCCGATATTTATATGAGAACCCAAGCTGATATTTTCAAATTGCCCAACAAAATGTAACTCTTCACTCTTGATATGCCTTATAGAGGCTGAGGAAGATTTATCTGAAAGTACAGTTAAGTCTTCGTGGATAATCAAACCATCAATAACGATCTCATCAATAGAACCGACACACTTTACTGCCTTTGTTAAAACAGAAAAAAACTCTAACCTTTGGGTTTTTGCATCTTTCAAAAATGAAACAGTCCCAAATTGACTTGGTTCAAATTCAACAGGATAACTTACCCTAGCAAATACCATAGATGAATTAAGAACAACCCTAGAAAATACCCCTGAAAAATCAACATCTTTAAAATTGTTATTGCATTCAAACCAAACAACAGTTTTTTCATTATCACAATGTATTGTAACTTTTCTATCACTTGTACATGAAACCAAAATCACATCTGTAATTTGATGTGGGATATCAATTCGGTCAATTGAAAAGAAACTATTGGAAATAATTATTTTGGACTCAGTTGTTACCCCATCAAAGAATGAATCTTGGTTTTCGACTACCCCTTCCATCATCAAAAAAAAGTCGCTCATTATTTATATCTCGTTAAGTTTTAAATAAATTGTATTAGAGATCAATTACATCATCAATAGTTACACTACGATGCAACTGTAACTTAGAGCGCCTACAGCCAAAAGTCCCCGCTGTCGGGTGACAAGTTTTGACAAGTTGCTGCCAACGAACGGCATCTGATGTTTTCTAAAGCAGCGCGGTTGACACTTTTCCGGCAAGACTAATAAACGATTACAGTAAGGCCTCAACAAATCTCAACGCCAGCCTTTTACACTTCACCTGCAGCTGCTGGTCGTGGGCGTCAGGATCCGTTAGGTTGGGTTGACACTTTTCCCGGTATTTCGCGAAAAAGTGTCAAGTCTGAGGGGCTGGGTTAGGCTGAGGGTTTACAGTTTTTCGCCGTCCAGCAGGCAGAGCGCCCTTAACCCTGTTTTGCTCCACTCATCCGGCATATCAGGGTGCATTATGGCAACGTAGGCCAGCTCAGAACGAAGAAACCGTAAAGCGCCCGCTGCACAGTCTTTGCCATAGAAGCTGTGGGTTTCTTCATCCGGCCGGAAGAGAATCAGTAGTTGCTCTTCGGGCTCGTGCTGAACATCAAACCCCAGCTCAGCGGCTGCGGCCTCTATCCTCTGGCTAGCATCAATATCAGCCGGCAGCTCTTTCCCGCCGTCATGCTTCCATACCCATGCGGCGGCCTGCGCCCACGTCATTTCAATCTGGTGTTCGCCAGCACCAGCAGAGTTTTGTTTAGCCTGCGATGCGTCAACATCCACTTTATCGCCTGAAATAACAATATCACCGCGGGCTATCCAGCCGTAAACAGTTTGCCGGCTGACGCCCATATGTCTGGCGTAGGCTGATTTACTTAACAGCATCCTGGTGTTTTCCCTCCGGACATAAAAAAGCCGCCATCAGGCGGCCTGCTTATCTTCTGAACTTGTCTGCCGCTGGTTGCCTTTGAGCATCGCGCTGACATGTTCGCTTAACTGGTCAAGGCCGGTCATGCGTGGCTGTAATTCTGATGGATCATCGTTTTTCCCGTAAATGAGATTGTTATACCAGGTTCGAATAGCTGTAATTTGTGCGACGTCTTTCCTTACCGCGTCGACCAGATCGGCAACCGCACTAATTACCTGCCCGTTCTCTGATGCAATACGGGAGAAGGCGAGACGTTTTAGCTGTTCCGTACCGAGCCCCGAACACACTGCGTGCGCCCTTAGCAAGGCCTCAGCCAGCTCCTGGTGCTTTCCGCCGTGCATCGAAAGCAGCATTTTTTCCTGACTCCGGCGATCGAGCCTGCCGAATGCCTGACGCATTTCACTGTCACGCATGAATCCCTGAACATCGTCAGATGCCAGTGGTTTAACCGGTACGAGTTTGTTCATCAGGTAGTCGAGAATATTTGCGGCCTGGCCACTAACGGCAGCCACACCGCGAGTAAAGGCCTTAAGCGTGTCAGGGTTGCGGGCTTCACCTGACCTGCGATTTTTTGCCTGTTCATTCAAATCCGGATCGTTGCGAATAACGTCCAGCAAATCTGCCTCAGCTTCGGCCTGCTGCGCCGTAACGCGCAGGTTAGTCAGTTCGCCGGCCATGCCACGGAATAAAGTTTCCATCTGAGTATTAGGCGCAACAACCTTGCCGGCATAACCGGCCAGCTCAATGCTGTGTTTCCCTATTTTGATTGAGTAGCTCACAGGCCAGCCTCCATTTTAGATAACCCTGCATCAAAAACTTTGCGCGCAACAGCATGGATTGACGGCGCGATCCCCATGCATGATTTCTGGCGTTCTCTCTCCTGAATGGTTTTCAGAGCCTGAATCTGCTCCCCGTTCAGCAGTACAGGCTTAACGTTAATCTTGCTCATGATGCCCCCTGTTATAACGACCGTTAAAATTTCACTAATCGCAACAATCAAACTATCAATTGCGATTTACGAAACGATGTTAATGAAATTGCCGGGGGGCACAACGCAAAAAGAGTGGATGCGTTTTAAAGAAATCGCCTTCAAGGTATACACGGTCTACATAAAAACGATAAAACTCATATAAAACATACAATTGAACCGTGTACACCAGCCTACACTTTGCCATTTCAGGTATGCACGGTATACACGTTTTTGCTTATTAACTAATCATTATGAAACGTAATTGTGTAGACCGTGTATACCCTGTGTATACCCTACAACAAGGTATACACAGAATATATTATTGATTTAAATAACTTTTATTGGAATGGTGTATACCGTGTATACCTTTCCCCATATTTAGTTAAACATTCATTCCTTTTTCTCAGCTAATGGGTGCGCCTGCGGCAGCCAGTCCTCCGCGCTTTCCGAAAGCTCAACGTTAGTCACCATGCCCCGATTCTTCCTCTCCTTACGATATTCATGATTAAACTCCCGCATGGCGCTTTCCATCCCCTCGGCAAATTTATTCAGCGTCAGCGGCTTATCGAATCCATTTGCCTCCAGAAATGCCAGATAAGCGTGATAGAGATAAATACGCGGATAGTGAGGCGGATTGCGGTTTCCTACCATCATTCCCGCACAGTCAGCCAGCCGCTCAAGGTGAGCGCAAAAGGCATACAGCGGATCTGTTTTCTGTTTCACCTCCAGTGCTTCTTCGCTGTTTCGTTGCTCCAGCAGCAGCGCACGCGCCTTTTCCGGGTTCGCAAAGTTCGCCAGCAGCCGACGAACTACCACAGGAATTTCAGCGGATATCTTTTCTGCCAGTTCGGGATCCTTATCCTCCTCACTGACGCGCCGGTTAAACTGGAAAATTACGCGACGCCGGGAAACGCCACCGGCACGTTCGGTGAAAATCATCGGCGTGTTGTTAGTGGCCACAACCACCGCCCGCAACACAGCGGTGTACTGGTGCTCGTGCTTCGGGTCTATCTCCACGGCATCCCCGCCGGTTATCGCTTTTATCCCGGTACCCTCCCCTGAATATTTGGGCTGGTCAGGAAGGGTTATCATGCTCTTTCCGACGAACTGCGCACGCCCGCGCGCGCTGTCGAGCGCCGCCATATTCCCGCTGGCGGTGTTATGCGCGCCGGCCAGCATCGTAGCGATATGGGTAAAGACGCTTTTTCCGCTGCCGCCCTCCCCTGTTATCTCGAGGAACAGCTGCCAGTCGTACCGGTTCGCCAGCACCATAAAGAGCGCTGCGGCGATGCGCTGCATCTTAATTGCGTCTCTATCTGATGCGTAACTTAGCCACTTATGGAAGTTCGGCGCGTGGTCGCGGAGGTTTTCGCCCGGTACCGCCGGTGTATAGGTCACGCCGTTATGGTTGGTCAGCCAGTTATCCTGGCTGTGTTCGGAGAAAATGCCGGTTTCCATATCGTAGACGCCGTTTGCAAAGGGGATCAGGCTGCGCCGCGGCTCCCCCATTACCGGGATAACGATTTTCAGGGCGTCGATAACGTTGTTGATCGCGCGCTTGCTGAAGTTGGTTTTGTTCTCGTTGTAGATAGCCACCATTTCGCGGCTCAGCTCAAGCAGAGACGTTTTCTCCCAGATGCCGGCGCGGTAGACGTACACGCCTTCGCTGTTTTCATTGATCGCAATGCCGGTGTAACGCGCGGCCAGTATGAGCGCCTTTTCGTTATCAGCCAGGTCGCGGAGGTTTACATCCGTCAGCGGTTTGCCGATCACCATGCTTTTGCCGGCTTCCGCATCGGCTTTGAGGCGCGGCAGCTGTGGCGTCCAGTCCTCCAGAAGCTGATAACCTTCAGAGTAGAATTGCGCGCGCTCCACGCCGGCCACCGCCAGCTTTGTAGCGAGAATGGTTATCTGCCGTTCGGTCAGATGCCCGCCACGGCAAACCCGGGCGTAGAACCGGCCATCATCCACAATCCGGATATTCTCCAGCTCCGCCAGCTGCTTTTTATCCAGCACGACCGGCGGCACGGTGTCACCAATCGGGTTCATTTCCTGCCATGCTTTGGCGAACGTCCAGGCATCAGCGCCGGCAAAGATAATTGACTCCTCCATGAGATCCGCCGGCTGCTTTTTAAGGTTTGGTGCATTCTTCATTTTCTGTTCCCTCGCTCCCTGATGATTTCCCGCATAACCCGAATTCGTTCGATGCCCTGCACCCGCATAATTCGATCGATATCTGTTCCACCGGTGCCCGGCGCGGAAGAAACAAATTCAAATTCCCGCACCAGTCTTTCTGGCGTGCAAAAACACGGTGAGCTGTACCCTTCGCGGCAATATGTCACTCTGTCGAATCGGTAACTTTCGATAATTACCAGGTTGCCGCGGCTGTCCTTCCATTTATCGCCCGGCCTGATTTCAGGGTGAGCGCGGCCACCAGCAGTTAAGCCGGAATTTTTAATGGTCATATTTTTACCTCATGCCTCTGGCGGGATTACCTGATAACCAATCTTCTTCAGAAAGCGCGCGGCACTCTCCACCGTGAAAAGGATCTCGTCTTCCATAAGAGGGCGCATCGACTGTAACCCGTTCGACGTGTCCACCAGATAGCGACCGCTGGCCGGGAAACTGAATACGGTTTTGCCATCGCTACAGCGCACCAGATTATAAATAGCGGTCATGGCCTTACCTCCCTGACTTTCACCAGATATTCCGATGCCTGACTGACCAGGCTGTGAACCGCCGCGACACGAAAGCTTTCCATTTCATCATCTGGCGCCAGTGTATCTATCCACATATCGAGAACGGCAAGCGCCTGACGGCTGTATTCCAGCGCCTGGCCTGCGCTGGTCGTCAGCATGGCAATGGATTCGTTTTGAGTTGGCTTTTTCATGCGTTCACCTCCATAGCGAGGCGTGTCTGGATAGCCGCGGCCTTGCTCCCCAGCTGGAGATAAGTTCGGGTGATTGCCGGGTTACTGTGCCCGAGCATTTCAGAGGCGACCAGCAATCCCTGTTCGCCGCCGGCGGACATGAGATTAAAGGCGGCAATTTTGCGGCTGGAATAGGCGCTCAGGCGCAGACGCGTGTTTACAACGCGGGTAAACCACAGCATTACGTTGTGCAGTTTCTTCCAGATTGTCTGGCGGCTCACGCTACCTTCCAGAGACTGGCAACGGTTACTTTCAATCTGGCTGCGGGAAAATACCAGGTTGTCGCCGATAAGATTGCGTTCCATGCGTTCACGCAGTCGTTTGACGATACCCGGCGGCAGCTGTTTGGTATCGTGCTTAACCTCAGCCTTTGCCACCAGCTCAAACACGATCGCCTGTTCTTCTTCCGTCATGCCGGCGGCCAGTTCGTCGCAGCTCACGCTATCCCAGTGCATATAGGCAATGTGATCGCCAGCAAGCCTGGCAGCGTCCTTACGCTGCTGGCGAACAATCTCGATCCCCTTCCGGGTCGCTCTGGCTTCCGCTGCTTTGGTCTGCTTCGCTACGATGATTGTTGCAATGCCGGTTTCCCAGTTGATGCAGGAATAACGGAAGTTGCACACGTCGCTGGTACGCCAGCCGGTAACGGTCGCAATATCCCACCAGAGTAAAACCCAGTCCGGCTGGGTCTGCTGAATGCGTTCGCGCAGTTTGCGCTGCTCTTCCCGTTCGTAAACGGGGGTCATGGTGCGGGTGCCTTTCGTGGTAGAGGCTTTTAACACGTTGCCGCGCAGCTCGCGGGCTTTAGCTGTCAGGGTCTGGAGGTTAAACATGGCTACCTCCCATTTTCGCAACATCCAGTTCAAACGCGCCGCTACTGTACTGATAAAGCGAACATTCAGAGCGAATTTTGGCGGCAAAAATAAGATCCCAGCGGGAATACCACTGGCGGGCTTCTTGCTCACTGTCGGCAATGATGCGGATAACAACGGGAGTACACGTCTGGCCTTTTGGCGTACCGAGGAAAAGCCAGGTAAATTGGGGCAGTTTTTGGGTTGGGGTAGTAGCCATGTGGCAGCCTCCGTATGCGATGAAATTACTTCACCACCGGAAACGCCAATTTCACTGGTGGTGAACTGTGCAGGGTTGGCGTAACCGGCGCATACGGAAACCGGCGCTTCGTGAGAAGCCCCCACACAGCCCACCATAATTTGGGTGTGGTTGTGCTGCGACAATAAAAAAGACGCTCGGCGCGTCTGTGTCGCCGTATGCAAATGCAGGACGCCAATCCCGACACCAGATTTTGCTGGTGCTTTTAGAGCATACCCTCCAGTTGAATAACAAGGCAAGGAGTTTTTAGGGTGAGCGAAGCCCTGCCCCAGACGGGCATAATTGTTCTTCATGGCATTAACCTTTTTGAATTGTTTAGTGAGCTGTCGCGACGAACATATTCTGCGAGATCTTAGGTGCAAACTCTCGCAAATTAAGAGTCTGAGCACTCGAAATCTCAGTCCGTTTGGTTACGCGACGATTCAATACGCTCGCTAATCCATTCATCAATTTCGCTTTCAATGAAAGCAATTGCACGAGAACCAATCTTTATGGATGAGGGGAAACGTTGCTCAGCCATGAGTCGATAGATCCAAGCCTTGCTATAGCCAGTTCTGCGTTGAACTTCAGGCAAGCGGATAAGGGATTGGGACATATATACCTCTCGAAGTCTAATGTGGTCAACGAGGTATATTTCAGCAAAAAGATAAGGGTAGTTGTGGAAGTCACGTTAAATCAGTTGGAAGTAGCTCTACCAATGAAATAGAAGTACGGCCTGAGGTTTTAGAACCTGTAGATCGTCTTTTTGGAAATCCTTACGAGCTATTTGGAAGCGTATGTATTCAGGGCTTCATCAATTAGCATAGTCAGTGCCTTATCAGTCACATCGATGCCATCGCCATGCTCCAATATGATTCTTGAGGCACTTCTGGCAACTTCGGATTTGTTCAATTTCTTACCGCGAACATATTTTCCACCCGCTTTTTCAAGCGCAATCGCCATGCCAGCGATCAGTTTTAACGCTGTATCTTTACCAGCGAACTCGCCCCACCCGCTCGGTAAAGGTTGGTGTTCTTCGCAAGAACTATCTTGCTCACATCCAAACCAACTATCTGTTGCTGTTATTTCTTTTATAGCCCAAGGCCAAATATCATTGGAATAAAAATCAGCGCCAGTGATATCTCCACCAGGCGAGTTAGACCATTTTATTTTGGGGTGAAGTTCTCCTGCGTTTACAGCACTGAAAATTATCCTCAAGTAGCTGGAAGCTATATTGTAGATCTCTGGAACGCATTTATCTTTCAACTCATCGAAACGAGAACAACTGTACACACCAGCCATAGCCATCGCAGCCTGCTCAGCAGTAACTACACGTTGCCGACGGAGGTGATGGGGCATGTTGAGTATATTTTCTCGCATAATTGCTTCCTGCTAACGATAGTCTACCAAAGTCTACTACTGTCAATTAGCACTGTCTATACATACAGTTAAGCGCTTTTCCCAAATGTTCCATGCACTACATTTTCGCCGTTTTCCAACGCTTCCATATAGTCGGCATACCACTGAAGCATTTCACGCCGGCCGTCTATGTACTGAGCGTGGTTGTACGTTCCTCGAATAGAGTTTTTGTCGACGTGTGCCAGCTGCGTTTCTATCCACGCGGTGTTGTAGCCCTGTTCGTGAAGGATGGTACTCATGGTGTGTCGGAAACCGTGCCCGGTGACTTTTCCGTCATAGCCAATCCGCTTAAAGACTTGGTTTATGCTGGCTTCACTCATTGTTTTTCGCGGATCGTTACGGCCAGGGAACATAAGCGGGTAATTGCCTGTTAGCTCTTGGAGCTGGCCAATAAGCGTAAGAGCTTGCCTGGACAATGGCACCACATGAGGGCGACGCATTTTCATGCGTGATGCTGGTATTTCCCAGACGGCCTTACTGATATTGATTTCATCCCAAAATGCCCCGCGGAGTTCGCCGGTACGCAAGCCGGTGATAATCAGCAGACGAGCGGCCAAAACTACTAAAGCGCTTCCTGTATATCCTGACAACGCCTTGAAGAAATCAGGCAATTCTTTCGGTGTAAGGAAAGGATAATGATTGGACTCATGCCCTTGCATGGCGCTGGTAAGATCCGGAGCGGGGTTATACTCAGCACGGCCGGTGACTATTGCGTAACGGAAAACCTCCCCGCAGCGCTGCCTAACTTTTTTGGCCTTTTCTGTAGCGCCGCGCCCCTCAATGCGCCGCAGCACATTCAACAGTTCAAGCGGTTTGATATCGGCTATTGGTTTTTTGCCAATGTAAGGGAACACATCTTTGTTGAAAGCCTCAAGGATGTCTGAAGCATACCCAGCAGACCATTTTTTTAGTTTGCTGCTGTGCCACTCAAGGGCAATATCTTTGAAGGTGTTGTTTAACTGCGTTTCACGGGCGATCTTCTCTTCCCGTTTCGCTTCCATAGGATCGATACCCCCAGCGATACCCCTTTTGGCTTCTTCACGTTTTGCCCGAGCATCGGCCAATGTGACTTCAGGATACACACCCAGCGCTAACAGCTTCTCTTTGCCGGCTACACGATACTTGAGCCGCCAGTATTTGCCACCATTAGGTTTAATCAGGAGATACAAACCACCACCATCAGCCAGCTTGTAAGGCTTATCTTTAGGTTTGGCGGTGTCCACCTGCCGGGCGTTTAGTTTCAC